TCGTCGACGAGTCGTCGATCGCTTCGGTGAGCGCCTGCACCGACCCCCAGGCGTCGTCCTGCGCTCGGACGAAGTCACGCTGCGGCCCAATCAGGGCGTTGAACGCATCCCGGTAAGCCTCGACCTCGCGGATGGCGAGCGGGTTGACGATCTGGAACGGCTCGAGCCCGCCGAGGCGGCGGATGGCGTTGGCGAAGTCGACCTCGAGCATCCCCGCCAGGGTGTCGATCGCGTCGGAGGCGTCGAATACCTCCTCGGTGAGCTCGCCGAACGGGGGGACAGCCCCGCCTGCAGCAGCGCCTGCAGCAGCGATCGCTGCTGCGACCTCGTCGGTGACGCCGGCCGCTGCACGCGTGGCGGGATCGGCCTCGGCGATGAGCTTGACCCACTCCTGGTACACCGCGAGGGGGTCCTCCATGCGGTTCGCCAGCCCAGCGTTTGCCGTGGCAAGCCCGACCAGCGACTCCTCGAGCCCGAAGGCACTTACGCGTGCATCCAGGAACGCCGAGGCGATGTCCTGCACCTCCGACTCGTCGGCGGCGTCGAGGAACGACCGGATCGACGTTGTGACGTCGTCGAACGCGCTCTCGGAGAGTCCCAGCGCCTCGGCCTGGTCGATCAGCCCCTGGTTCAGGGGGCCGACGCCGCCGATGGCGAGGTTGGCGTAGTTCCGCGCCACGAAGTCGGCCTGCTCGGCATTCAGTCCGAAGCTGCGCGACAGGAAGTCGATCGTCGTCGTCAACATCTCGGAGTCGGCGTCCATCAGGGACAGCACGTCGAGGATTTGGTCGCCGCTGACGTTCAACTTCGCGGCCGACTCTGCAAGTTGGGTGTTGCCCTCGGCGATCGCCAGCGACATCGCCTCGTTGGCCAACGCGACGGCGTCGATCTGCTCCGCAGTCCGCGCCGCGGCTACGGCAGCATTCAGCAGGGCCGGGAACTGCGTATTGAGCGCGTCGGTCGAGGTCCGCGTGTTCTGCTCGGTCTGGCGCTGCTCGGCGGTGAGGATCTGGTAGGCGGCAACACCGGCAACAGCGGCAAGCCCGAGGATGCCGAACGCCTTGCCTGCGGTCCCCAGGGCGCCGCCCAGCAGCGACGTCGCACCACGCAGGGCGACGAAGTTCTTCACCAGCGAACCGGCGACGAACACCAGCGGCCCCGCCGTGGCGGCCAGCCCACCGATCCCCAACAGAACCGCCTGCACTGGGCCGGGCAAGGACTGGAACACTTCCGCCAACTTGCCGATCCCGTCGACCACGAACTCGACCGCCGGCAACAGGATCCGCCCGAGGTCGATCCCGAGGTCGACCACCTTGTTGCGGACCACCTCGAACTTTGCGCCCGTCGTGTCGTACCGCTTGGCGGCCTCGTCGGCGAGCGCGGTGTTGTCGCCCCACGCCTGCTCCGACATCCTCAACGAGTCGGTCAGGAGCCCCGTGTTGCCCGCCATCGACAGCAGCGCCCGCGACACCCGGACATCGGACAAGCCGAGCTCGTCGAGCACCGTGAACACGTCGCCGCCCGCCGTCTGGATGCGGCCGAGCCCGTCGATGAACGACACCACCGCCTGCGCCGGATCCTCGCGGAACGCCGTAGCGAACTGCGACGCCGACACACCGGCCACACTGGCGAACGCCGACAGGTCGTCGCCGCCCTGGGACACCGCCTTGGAGATGTCGGTGATGACACGGGAGAACGCCGTACCGCCGGCCTCAGCCTCGATCCCCATCGACGACAGGGCGTTGGCGAACCCGAGGACGTCGTCCTCCGACAGGCCGATGATTGCCCCGGCGGAGGCGATGCGGGTCGCCATGTCCAGGATCTCGGCCTCAGTGGAGGCGCCGTTGTTGCCGAGATGAACCAGGGCCGAGCCGAGGTTGTCGACGTCGCCGGGGGCCGACTTCATCACGTTCATCAACTTGGCAATCGACGTCGCCGCTTCGTCGGAGGTGAGGTTCGTCGTTTCGCCGAGGTCGATCATCGTCCGGGTGAAGAACTCGATGTCCTCGGTGGCGACCCCCAACGCGCCAGCGGCCTCGGCCACCGCTGCGATCTCGCCGTGTGTGGCGGGCAGCTCCTTGGACATGTCGCGGAGACCCTGCTCGAGGTCGGCCATCTGCGCCGTCGTGCCGTCGACGGTCTTGGTGACGCCGGCCCACGCCGACTCCCAGTCGATCGCCGCCTTGACCGCCGCGCCGCCCATGAGGGCGAGCGGCGTTGACACGAACAGCGTCATGTTGCGGCCGATGCCCTGCATCTGAGAGCCGACGGCCTTGAGGTCGCGCTTGGTGGCGCGGGAGAACCCGGTGGTCGCCGCCTCGGCGGCCTTCATCGCGGTCACATACTGCGAAACGCGGGCCGATAATCTTACCGCCACTGACTTTTCGGCCATTGAGCGCTCCTCAGTCAGTCGGCGGGATCACGGCGTAGTACCGGCCGAACACCGGCGGCTGACCGGTGTCGCGGGACTTGCTGTCGTTCCAGCCCTTGCGTTCCTTGGCGGCACACGCCGGGCAGTCGACGGCCTCGACGTTGTAGCGGTCCTCCCACTCACCGCGAGGCTTCGTCCAGTCGGGCGGCGGATCAGCCGTCGTCTCGTGGAGCGGATGGCCGCAGCCGCGGCACAGCGAATCCTTCCACGATTGCCACTCCAGCGCCGCCTGGGTGTCCTCGGGGAGCCACAGGGGCTCGCCGGCGGCGGGGAGCGGTCGCCCTAAGAAGAGGCTGGGGGGGATTCCTCGTCCATCGGCAAAGCAGAAATCCCTGACGGTTCGGTCGACCCGCGACTCAAGCCAAGACGGGCCGAGACCGCTTTTGGGAGTGTACTCGTGCCCATGTTCGCTTTCCAGCACGCCAACCACAGCGCCTCGAACTGGGCGGGGCTGTAGACGGAGGCGATGCGGGCGAAGAACGCGGCGTCGGCGCCCTCGGGCGACACGCAGCTAGCGGCGAGCGCCGCCGGCCGATGCGTGTCGGGGTTGGTGTCGTGCCCCTGCGCCTTCTGCTCCTTGGTCGCCGGCGGGTGCTTGCGGATCAGGTCCGTCCACACCTGGTAGCCGATGCTCTTGAACTGGAACTCGATCAGCGCCTCGGAGATCTCGGCTTCGAGCTCGGCAAGGCGTCGGTCGATGGCGGATAGTTCGGCGTTGCCGATGGCGCCGCCATGCAGACGCGCGGCGGCGCGCTGCTCGGCCTGGAGTTGTTCGTAGGCGGTTTGGAGATCCTGGCGTTGGAGGATGAACGCCGACTCGACCCGAAGGTGAGCCGGGTTCTCCGCCTCCGCCAGAACCTCTGCGGCGGTTGGCTTGGTCATCTCAGGTGGTGACCGTCGCCGACAGGTACGGCTGGCTAGTGACCGCGAACATCTCGACGAAGCGCACCTGCGTGTCCTGCGCCGAGTTCTCCGGGCTGGGCTGGTGCATCTGCGCCGGCCACACCTCGACCTTGTCGGTGTTGGTCGGGTCGCTGCCGGACACGTTGAACCGGTCGATCACCAGGAAGCCGGTCGACCCGTACACGCACGTGTTCCACGCCGTGTCAGCCGAGTCGTCGCGGAACATGGTGAGCTGCAGGTCAGCACCCCAGGAGCCGACGGTCTGGCTGTTGAACGTCTCGGCGATGGTCGCCGAGTCGACGTTGTTGCCGTTGATGTTGACGGCGACGCCGTCCTTGGCGATGAAGTTGGTCAGATCAACGCCTCCGCTGATCTCCGTCGTCGACGGCGTCGACGTGGTGGCGATGGTCAGCACCCAGTAGACGTTGGTCTTGCCTTCATAAACGAATCGAGCCATGGCTCAGTCCTCCTCTGAGGGGGGTTGGGGCGTCCCCTCCTCGGGGACGTAAGGGGCGGCGGTCGGCTTGTTGCGCTTCGGCAGCGGTCCACGGACCCACGGCTTGCGGGGCACCGTGGTGAAGATCTCGACTGCGTCCTCGGAGACTTCGAGCTCGCGACGGAGCACGGGGTGATGGATCAGGGGCACTTGACGGCTCCTTTACGCTGGGCGCGTGATAGTGATCTCGTTTGGCCTGGTCGCCCTCGTTGTCGCCGCCTTGGTGCTGGCGATCACGTTTCAGCGAGTCGCAGCCGCCAACCAACGTCGGGCAGACCGGCGCGCTGCCGTCCGCTGACTAGGTGACGAAGAAGCGCCAGCGCGACGGCGAGTAGAAGATCGGCGGCGACACGTCGTCGTCTCGGACGGCACCGCCGTCGACGTCGGGGCTGGCGAGTTGCACGGTTGCACCGGAAACGCTCAACGTGCCGCCGAGGAGCGCCGTGCGTACGGCGTCGTTGCCGAACTGTGCCTGCTGCTGCGTCGCCCCGAACGACGAGATGATGTAGTCGGGTCGGGCGTCGGCGAACGGCTGGCCGATGGTGCCCTCGAAGTAGCCGCCGGTGACGGCGTAGACGACCGTGTAGGGCTCGAACGCCGAGGCGCCCGGTGCGCCCTGCCAGCCGCCGCCGGCCGGCTTGTCGCCGTCGCCGACGAGCAGCGTGCTGTCGAGCAGGTTGATGATGGCGGCGGTCAGGAGTCGGCCGCTGAAACTCATCGCAGCAGCACCTTCGTGCCGGCGACGCCGAGCTGCTTCTCCATCTTCACGCCGACCCGCTCACCGTTGGCGAACAGCCACGGCTGCGGCGGGTGGCGGCTCGTACCGAACTCCTGGAAGAAACCCTGCTTGAGCGGCGAGCCGACGCGGCGGTACTCCTTGCCGGCGTAGATGCGGATCGACTTCTGCAGGTCGCCGGTGTCGACCGGGGCGTCGGCCCTCGCCAACCCCTTCAACTCCTTGGCAGCCTTGGTCAGTTCTTCCTCGTTGACCTTGACGATCTCGACGCCGGCACGGGCGAGCACGCGCTCCCAGCGGTCGACCTCGGAGGTGTCGACGGTGATCATTCGTCGACCTCCTCGAGGATCACCCACCGGCTGATCTGCCAGCCGTCGTTGTGCGGATCCCGGACACGGAACGCCTTACCGACCAGCCCCTCGTCATAGGTGCTGGCGGTCACGGTCACGATGTCGTTACGCACGACGTCGGTGTCGATCGGGAACTTGCCGGTGAAGTGCGGTAGCAGCGCTTCGGTGCCACCGACCTGAACCTCTGTCGCCTCCCAGCGCTGCCCGCG